ATAGCCCTTGACGCCGTTGGCGGCAAGCTGTGATGTGATGTTACGAATATCGCTGATGCTATAGACTGTCTGGTCAGCATACTTCTGCGTGCTGGCAGTGAGCTTCTGAATCTCGGCGTCGCCCATACCAGCGAACTTCAGCGTCTGCCCGAATTTCTGCGCCGAGTCAGAGGCCTCAATTATGTCGCCGCTGAGGCCACTGAATGCACCTATGGCGGCACCAGTGACGCTCTGCATAACGCCGCTTATGAGGCCGATCTTAGTGGCAAGCCAGCCTGACTTAGTGCCAGTGCCCTCAATTGATTCTCCCATTGAAGCAAAGCCGCTGTTCTTGCCAACCCGGTCAGACGCTGAATCGACCTTGCTCATCTGATCTTCAGTTGAGGCAAGCGCCCGATTCATCTTCGCCACAGCAGGAGAGATGCGATCCTCAAGGGATATTGCGGTTTTGACTTCGCTCGCCATTAGTGCACCCTCTTCGTCTGACTCTTCATCTCGTGCTGCTGCTTTTTCTCTTGCCGGTGTATGATGTCAAGCATGGCGATGGTGACTGCACGTTCATGCGCGTCCATCTTCACCATAGTGCTTGGTGGCCAGCCCCAGCGGTTCAGCGCGTCTACCGCGTAGTTGGCTAGGGCATCACCACCCTCGATCAGTTTTTTGCGCGCTCAACCAGCTTTTCAGGGGTCTCACCGTCGTTGACGTCGTCATCACCAAAGCCACTGAGATTCATGACCTGACTACTGATCTCGGCAATCTCCCCAGGAAGGAGAATCAGCTCAATCGCGTTCTCCGGGCTACCAGCGTGCAGTCGGTCGACGAGCTCCTTGCTCCTCAGGTTCGGGCTGACGGTCTGACCGATGGCGATGGCGACGTTGAATGCGATGGGGTCGTCATCACGCTGTCCGTTCTTAAGGCGGCGACTGGTCTGGCGACGATACTCCTTCATTCGGGCGTTGGTCATTGCCTTGATGGTGAATGCCTTGCCAGCCTTGCGGAATCGCTCAGACGGATAGATTTCGGCTGTGGTGTCACTGACCTGATTGTCTACAAGGAAATCCTCAAGAGACTCATCATTGGATGTCACTTCATTGGTGTTTGTCATGTTCTACTTTTCCTATTCTGCTGCAGTCTCAGGTGTACCGTCTGGCTCCTGCGCTGATGCTTCCTCTGGATCGGTGGTTGGTGTCTCAGCGTACCGAGACATCATGCTTTTGGGGCTGTGGTCTCCACATCGGCGTCCGTGGTGAAGGGCGTGGTGATGTCGTAGTCTTCAAACGTAAAATCAAGATCTTCGGTGAGCTCAGTGTGGCTACCGTCAAGCAGAGACAGAGGAATTGAGTCGAAGTTGACACCGTGCAGCACGACGACCTGCTTGCCTGCTCCAGAGCTTAGATCATTGTTAGTGGCAGTGATCTCATAGTAGCGATCAGTTCCGCTATCCTTGTACTCCTTGAGGTCTTCGCGGAATCGTGCGCTCAGGTAGTAGAGGCTCAGCGTACCACTGCCTGCAAGGCCAACAGTCTTATGAAGATTCATGCGCTTGCCGACCACCTGAATCTCAGACTTGTCCTTGTCAATGTTGGCCTCAAGCTTGGTGACGTTGGCGAGCGTGATGAGGTTGCTCGCATCCTCAATCTGCAGAGTGCCCTCGCCGCCGCTGATTACATTCTGGCCAGTTGTCCATGCCATGATCTATTCTCCTTGTTCCAGTCTCCGGTGTATTCGGACACTACAATTGATGATGATGTCAGAGCCGGATATCGTCCAGCTCCTGTTATCAGTGGCGATACGTCCTGTGACACCCCACGGTATATATTCTACTACACGCATGAGGTCTAAGGCGTATCTATCACCAACAGTTTCTACTTCCTGCTCATTCTCTCCAAGAGAAAGCATTATCTGAACCGGCCAGTCGAATATTCGCCGACTACCGAATGCGAGCGTCTCAGATGGATTGACCGGCGTGATGAACACGGCGGGCAAAGAAGGGACCGTCTGCTGCACATCAGCATAGATTGGCACTGTCTCAAGTCCCGGCACGCTGTGTATGCGTTCGGCGAAGGCCTCAGTGAGTGCCGACCATGTCATTTCGTTAGATGTGCCTGTAGCCATTGCTCGAACTGCCCCCTCACCCTATCGTCAATCTGCTTGCTGATGATGTCCATGCTGACCTCAGCCATGTGGGCACCAACGTAGTGTGCGCCGCTAGGCTTGGTCCACCCGTACTCCACTGGGGCAGCGTAGCTAGTCGGATTGACTATCTCAATCCTAGCGATGTTGCCTGTCACGGTCACGTTGCCTAGCGCCCAGTTTCGGCGCAGCGTACCGGAATCAACCGGAGTGCGAGGCCTTATCAGCTTGAGCGCCCGCAAACCCTCAGTGAGTAGGATATTGCGCATCATGATGGCGAAGTCATTCGTATTCGCGAGAGCCTCTATCTGCTTACGGTATTCCGTGAATTCAGCGTACTGCATGCTCATGCCACGGCCTCCAGCGTTACGGGCAGCTCCTGATGATTCGCCCCGACTGAGGCCGCTCCCGTCGTGATCGCCGCCTTGGCCGTGGTGCCATGCAGCTCGGCGTACAGCCTGCCAGCTGAGTCATAACGCCGGATGTCGATGCGACTACCCGTGGGCACAATCACCTCTGGTGCGCATGATACGACTATCTGATTCTGCTCTAGCGTGTGTGTGCCATTGGTGGCGTCCTGAGTGCCTGTGGGCCAGCCGATGTGGCATGGCACATCAGTGATCTGCGGCGTGGTAGGTAGCTTGGTTTTGGTTATGCCGTTCACTACGACGGTCTGTACCGAAGTGATGTCCATCCTATCAGTGTAGAGGAGCTCTATGGCGGCTCTAAGCGCCGATATGTCGATCATCGGTACACCTCACCATGTCATCCTACGGAAGCGATACAGCTGATCCCTGTAGTCCATTATGATGCCCTCCACGCCACTGGCAACACTATGCGCTGAAGCTGCCTGTGCTGCCTGTGAGGTGGTGTCGTCACTGAACTGCGCACTGACGCTGAGCTCCGTGATGGAGCTGATTCTTGCTCCTGCAGTTGATGCCCCACCACCAGACGGATCATTCTGTTTCTTGACAGCTGAAGCCCAGCGGGCATAGTCCACGACCATGCTAGCCCAGACGCTCTCAAGAGCAGCGGGAATGTCGTCTCGATTGCAGAAGTTGCGTATCGCCCTGCCGACGGCAGCAGAGAGAACAGCGGCATCAGCATCGGCAGGCGCGTCCACACCGAGTAGCCCCAGTGTGGTTGCGGCCTCAGCGATGACGCGCTGCTCCTGTGCTGTCGTCGTCATGACTACTTGACCTTGAGCACGTAGACGTTGTCGATGCCCTCGTAGCTGGGTGCCACGATCTCAGACACGGAGGTGACCACATTGACTGGCAGCGCCTCCTTGATGGTGAGCACGGCCACGCCGGTGTTGACGATAGCCACCTGAGCGCCCGGCACCTGACCGCCGCGCAGATCAACCTCTTCAGGCGTGGTGCCGTAGTAGGTGGAGCCGACAGCCGTGCTCGGCAGGAAGACGACCTTGTCGTCATCCATGAAGGAATGCGCCGCCTTGTTGGTGTCGTAGTACTGCTTGGCGTAGACGGTGAAGGCGATGCCCGTCTTGTTGGACAGATACGTCTGCAGGTCGTTGTCGGAGAGTGCAGCGCTAGTCGCGAGCGGGAAGATATCCTTGCCGATGCTGGCATCGGTGAGCAGCTGAGCCCACAGACCCGTAGAAACGATAGCGCGCGTGATGATGGTGCCGTTAGCAGCTGCCTTGCGCTTCATAGCGAGAATATCGGACACGGGATGCTGACCAACGCCGCCCCAAACTGCGTCTCCGGTGAGCGTGGTGACATTGCCTGCGGCCCATGTGCCGTTGGGGTCATAGTCGTAGGAGTAGTTGACGGCCTGACCGCTATCATCAGCGGAGGCGATGTCTATCTTCGCATTCTGCAGCAGCTGGAAGATCTCCACCTCAGGATTGATGAGCGCACCGTTGACCAGAGCGGCAGCATCATCAAAGATGCGTGCGATGACGTCATCCACATAGGGCGCGTTGGCACTGAGCAGCGTGAGCAGCTCCTGACGGTCCTCCTCACCGATGCGCATGGACTCCCGGAAGAACGGCAGCTTGATTCCTGCCTTGGCGACTCCGCCGCGATCACGAATGGTCGGCTTGGTGTCAAACGCAGATGGAGCCAGCTGAACCGGCAGCGAGTCCTTGCCGCGCAGCCATTCCAGCTTCAGGCCGGACATGTGCTTGGCGGGGAAGAGAGACGGACCAAGGAACGGGATCTGATTGCTCTGCAGCGTATTCCAGTACGCGGCAATGGCCGGTGCAGTGACCAGCTCACTGAGATTAGTCATGATTTGATGACCCTCCATATAGTTATTTGTTTTGTCATGAGGTGGTCTACTGCGTGGTTAACGTGACACGGCACGAGGTGTGGCCCCAGCCTCTACATACAAGTATACCCCCACTGCCGTAACAGTGAGGGTATGGAGGCGCGGTATAACTCCGCAATCAGCGATTATTCCCCGAATACATGAATTCCGGGGAGCGCCGCCTTGGCTTCAGCGGCCAGAGGCGCCTTGAGAGCGCTGGCCTTGACGTCACCGACATAGACAATCGCGGCCTGCACCGTGGCGTCTCCATCGGCGAAGGCGTAGTCCTGCAGAACCACGCCCTTGGCAGTGGCGTCATTCTTGGGATACACCGTACCGCCGCGCAGAACCTTGGCTCCGCCCTCGGTGGAGACGGCCGCGTCGGTTGCGGCTACGGTCTGCGGATAGGCAGAGTAGCCGGTCGGGTGAGCGAGGACGCTGCCCTTGGTCGCGTATTCTTTTTCGTAATATCCAGCCATTGTCGGCCCCTTATCTTTGTTGTGTTGCCGCTACGATTACAAGTATAGCGCTGCCGCTATGCCTTGAGAGCGGCGATGATGGCATTGACCGCAGTTTTGTTGGCGTTAGCCAGTTCTGCGGCAGTGGCCGCGTCAGTGGCATCAGCCACGGACACAGGTGCAAGCGCCGCAACGGCAGCGGCTACTGCAGTGCTATTCCCGCCGCCCTGCGCCGGGTAGCTTACCTCTGGAAACCACGTAATGCGTGGGAGCGCACGCTTGGCATCATCAGTCGGATCCTCAGGTAGTCGTGCGGCGCGCACATCGCCAACGAAGAGCAGCGCGCCTGACGCGCTACCGCTGGTGACGTCCACCATCTTGAGCACCACTCCCGTGGCCGTGGCATCATTGGCCGGGTAGATGGTGCCAGCCGGAATCGTCCGGGCACCGGTCACTGGATCAGTGACCACCACGGATGCGTCCTCAGTGGCACTGAACGTGTGCGCATAGGCGCGCGCTCCATCCGGAAACTGCAGAATCGTGCGATCCTGCTCATACAGCGTCTCGCTTATCATGATCGCCTACTTTTCGGTTCCTGCATGTGTGGCGGTAGGCGCTACTCCGTCATGGAAGTAGTAGTCACTTGCTGCCTTTGCTGCCGCCATTCCGCCATTACGTGCCTCAGCGAGCTTGGATCCGAACTTCTCGGCGTCAAACTGCTTGCTTCCCGCAGCAGTGGTGATGGCGCTCTCCGGTGGTCTGAAGCCACGCACGCCACCCTTGCCTGCCCCGTCAGTTCCATCGGTGCCCTCAGCTCCCTCAGCTGCCTTGGTCTTGAAGAGATAGGGACGATCCTTGCGAAGCGTGTCAATCTGCTCACTGACCCCAATCGCCTTGCCATCACCGGTGATAGAAACGCTATCCATGTCAATCAGCTTCAGCAGCAGGTCAGGGTCCTGTGCGTCAGTGCCGATGGCGCTGCGCACCGCATAGGTCTTCTGCACAGAGGCAAGCTTGGATGCATATTCCTCAGAGGCCTTGGTGTTTGCCTCCTGAAGCACAGTGACCTTAGCCTTGAGCTCGTCTGCGCTGCCCTGAAACTTCTTGAGACTGGCGATCTGCGTGTCTCGCTCAGTGACCTGTCCCCTGACGTCCTTGAGCTGCTCATTCACCTCGTCAAACCGAGACTTCGGAATGAATTTGCCGTTGATACTGTCAGCGTGTGCCTGAATTACCTTGTCCGCCTGATCCTCAGTGAGCCCAAGCGTAATGAGGGATTCCTTGTTGAATTCCATATGTCTTCATTCCTTATCTAGTGGCTTACGCAGTTACCGTGTTGCGACACGATTGCCCTACAGACCATCATTATACCCCTATGTCATTCCTTTGCAGCTCTAGCAGATCGTAGTCTTTTAGATATGACGTCAGGTGTGTCAACAACGATGACGCCCTGTGCGTTGCGGGGCCGTGCTATGCCGCCATACTTCTTGGCTACGGCCTCCTCAGCCTCAAGCACACTCACCTCGTCTATGTCACTGGTGTCAACGTCTGGCACGGTGGTGCTGCGGCAGTTGGGGTGTA